CGGATGCAGTCAATTTGGTCCTTAAAGTGTTCAGCGCGGGACTGACCCGTATACTCAAGCATCGAGGTAATTGTGTTATCGCATTGGTCTGAGATATACAGTTTTGGCTTATTCTCGTCCGTCATATCCTCGGTATCGTTCCACGATAACGCATCATTGATCTTCGCAATCCCTGATTCGATCTCCACGCCAGGTGCGGGGCGCATGACAAAGCCCAAGTTTGCCATAGTCGTAATAATATTACTCTCACCTTCCTTCTCCCTGACTGTGGCCGCACCCATTCGCGGGTCAACAATTCGCTCAAATATCTCCTCCTCATTCTCCAAATCCTCAAAATGCTCCCTGTATTGATTGTATCCCCAACCGAGTGGCCTTTGGGCAGGGCCAGGTTTACCCACGCTCTTCCCTACCCCATTAACATGCGGCAAGGCCCATTGGCCCATCGTGGAGTCAGGGAACTCGCGGTATATATAAATACTCCCATCCCGCATAACTCCCGCCCAAATGCAGACCCACGGTTTTGAGCCGCCAGGATCAGCAACGAAGTAGCGGGTGACAGGTATCGAATCATCCTGAATAAAGGGGATCTTCTCATGCGGGATTACATTTACCTCTCTGTTAAATTTTGGGAAACGCCCTTCCACTGCTTTGCTCGGAATGCCATATAATCGGGCAAGCTTGACCTCTAAGGGTTGCTTAGAATAGGTGCGGATTAATTCGTTTGCATTCACAAAAGGTGACATCTCTGACCAAAAGTAATAAATCCGGCAATCAGGCCAATTGGCGGAGACCTGCTCAATAGGTAAATCCCGTCCAAGAAGTTTACTGTATTTCTTTTCCACAGTCTCCGCGCCCTTGAGTAAGCTATTAATCAATGGTGTGTAACCTTGAAGTGTCGTGAAGGATAAAATTAAGCGTCCCGAAAAGTCAGTTAGCCTCGCCAATAATGTATTAAAAATTGCCTCACTTACCTCTTCATCGCAGTGTATCGCATGTGCGGACCAACCCTCGAATATCTGCGGGTCTGCCATGAATTGTCTGTAATTGTTAAAACTTATTGTACTTCCTCTTTCCGCGCCTGGTGCGCTTGGTGGAAGAATAGCTTTACCTGAATTGAATCCGTTCTTCTGAGTGTATTGCAAAGAATGGTTTGTACTCTTTTTCTTTGCCCGTTTGTATCGCGCAGGAAGAGCCTCCCAAATATAGCGTTGAGCATCCGCAATACTCCGTTCCTCTGATACATGCATACTTCGGATCTCCGCTTCGGGGATTTGCTCTGCCAAGTGTACCAAAAGCCTTGAACAAAGAGTTGTTTTCGAACTCCGGTTCCCGCCGAGTATCACATGGATCTTTGTATCTTTCCATCGATCCATCACCCTACGCCAACCCGGTAATGTCCATCCCCACTTGATCGGATCTTCCTTCTCGCTGTTAGGTTGATCAATCATTAAACGACTCAGCATCTCCGCCCGTTCCTGCGGAAGTGCGTCAATCTCTCCCTCACTTAACGCACAGGCAAGCTCGCCCTTCTCGTACTTTAAATCATCGGTCCAGGGAATACCGAAATGCGGGTCAATCTCATCTGCGTAGGTTATCTTCGGCATTTCTCTTCCATCGCATTTAAATAAAACCACAAATCCATGACCTCTTCGCGGCAACTGCGTAGCTTCTGCTCCAAGGTCATGCGTGATAAGCCCCTGCTCCCATCGGGATTATGCTCCCGAATACCCGCCATAAACTTCTCGCGGGCTTCCTTCGCAAAGCGTTCCAACGCTTGCTCCATGATCTCCTCATCGGTCATCCCCAAAACCCCTTCACCTTGACGCACTGATCGGGGTAGACCCGGAAGATTGGTTCTACATCCTGACTGTCCCGTGTGGCCGTGGTTCTGCCTGAATACTCAAACTTATACTCCTTGTTAAAATCCCAAACATGATAGCACAAATCATCCAAGCATCGAAAGATAAGCAGGAACTTCTTGCCCGAAGTATCATGCAACTGCTTGGCCGCCTCAATCTTCTTGTAACTGATCATAAACGGAAAGCGTCCAAAGTTCATATTTAAACACTTCACTTCCGCCCAACTAAACTTCTCCTCAAGCCCAAGGCTACGAACCAAAAAATCAACCTTCCACTTGACCGGGTTCAGCTTAATAAACTCGCAATTCCATGCCTCACTCAAAAAATCAGCAACCCTTTGCTCATTAGCTAAATGCTCAGAAGTCTCGTATCTTGGACGAATCATCCCCTAGCTTGCATCTCCATACCCACTATGATTGCCGTTTCGAGCGTTTCGACCGGGATTTCTTTTTCCCCGACACTCCATCCCTGCGTATCCGTTCCAACGTCTCTTGGTCGAATTTCGACGGGGGTGGCCCCAACTTTCTCAAGTCGCACGGTACATATTGAGGTACGCAACTCGGTATCGCTCGCCCGTACTTTTTCCAATAAATCGGGTTCCAACCCGGCGGGATATTCATTTCTCATAGCTCGCCTTGGTCTCCATCACCTCACTCCATAAATCACAACTTCGCTTTTTTAACTCAAAACTCTCCTGCTCAAGGCTGTCTATCATCGCTTTCAAGCGCTCAATCTCCGCATTCTTCCTGTCCAACTCAGTGTACAACCTCTTTACCCATTGGGGCCAACTCTCCACCTTCTTTCCTGTTGAGCGGTAGATATTCATTCATCATCCTCCAAATCAATATCACTCTCAAACTCCACAACATCCTCATCGAAATACTCATCCACCGCATCACCTATGCACTGAAGTAACTCATTATCCTCCAGGTCACTCTCCTCACTCCATCGATGAAGCAAAGCCTTTACCTCATGCACAACCTTCCTACTTGGTGCTTCCATAATCAACCCTCCTGAAATCAAACTTCCTTTGCGGTAACTTACGCTTCTTATCTGTGCGGATCGCGACCAGGTTACCCTCCTTATCACGGGCATACTTCCCATCCGCAGTGCGTAAAAACTCTTTGACCTGATTTTTGGACCAAAACCTGTCCCATCCACGAAGGGCTTCATCACGGGTAAGAATACGCTCACGCATCAATAGGTAAGGTTCATCCCGCCAATGAAGTAATCAGGATGCGTAATCAGACGCTCAGGGATATCCAACCTTGGAACCTCAATGTATTCCCTCAAAAAAAACTCATACGCTTCCCAATCCATATTCTCTTCCGCCATTCGGATCTCCTCCAAATAAACCAATTCCAAACGCTTATTCTTCGCATCCTGAATCAATAAATCACGATCCGCCTGCGAAAGCGTCGAACATCCAACACAAAGAAGGATAAGAAAAGTAATCAATTTACTCCTCATCCTCCTCTCCATCGCGTTCCTCGCGCTCAACCGATTCACGGGCGGCATCAATCATCCAATACAATCCACGCCTACTGTGCCGATCCTCCCATAACTCCTCCGAGTAATTGTCTGCTAGTTCGTCATTCATACTTTTTTCTTTCTTGCAAAAGGCAGACTTGAGCTTGGCTTTATCGTTGTAAAAACGGGTGTTTTCTTACCATGCGGATTTATTAGATATTCTTTAAAATATAATTTCTGTTTAAGTTTCATTTGTTCAATTTCCTCCATAAAGTTCGCCATGCTAGTTCTGCACATTGGCTGACAACGCCATTTCCCAATAACCTCAAGCGATCCACTCGGTTGGTAATTGAGTCCACCCCACAGGCAGACCCATCAACTGCTCCACCCAATTCGGATTGAGCTTCGGTGACCCTTGGTTCTTCCCACTCGTACTGCTCTTCTCCGGGGCGGGCGGGCCATTGTGTTTGACCTCCTTTACCAACGAAGTCCTCCTTTTCGCATTCGGATTCACGTTGCTCGAATCGTCCTCCAACGGAGTCGGCCAATTCTTCATCTGATTCAAGTCTCTCCCCAAGCACTTCTGATTGCTCTCCTTCGCAGTTCTCGCGCCCTCGATGTGGTCGCTCGCTTGCGGGGTTGCCCACTTGTCTAGTATCACTTGCCCGTTTAAGTCCACTTGCTTGCCTATCCTCTGTCTGCGTTGGTAATACTCCACACTCGATCCCATGTGATCCTTCGTACCTGACATCGGAGTTGCCCAACCTCGCAAGGATGAAGCATCGGATGCGTTGGTGTGGCGCGCCTGTTTCCTCCGCGCTGAACAGGCCATACTCCGTTCGGTAACCATCTTCTTCCAAATCGGACAGGACTCGCCATAGCCCCATCGTGGTGTGACCTCGGACATTTTCGAAAAAGCACCAAACAGGTCTAATTGCCCGGATGTGCTTTCGGATGTATGGCCATAAGTGCCTTGGGTCTTCTTCTCCTTTTCGCTTTCCCGCACTACTGAACGGCTGACAAGGATATCCTCCAATGAGGCCGTGAATTTTTCCTCGAAAGATTGATGCAGGGAAGGTTTTAAGATCCGTCCAGATAGGTGCGTCATCCATGCGTCCTTCTTCAATCTTCGCAACCAGGTTTGCTTGGACGAAGGCTTCGATCTCCACATTGCAGACGACTCTAACATCCACGCCCGCTCTTCTAAGTCCAAGCTCAATCCCTCCGTATCCGGTACAAAAGCTGATAATGTTTTGGGGATTATCCACATCTATACGAACCTCTCCTCATTCCTGTAGTACCTTTATGTACGCTCATAGGGAATGATCAGACAGAGTGTTCAATGAGAGGTAAGTTGGTAGGTAAATAACAAAAACCACCAACTTTGCCACGGAATGTGGTGCATAAAAACCCCCGTTTAGCGACATCCACTAACTCTATGCCTCTGTCTAAAAATCCATTCATAGCCCCATCTAAACCACTTCCCAGATATCACGATCCAAATGCTTAACGAGTAATCGCTCGCCCAGTTTCAAATGATCATTTGGTTTACACCTAAATTTGCCATGAGTCCCATCCGTAAATTCTATTAACCTTAAAAACTTATTCCTCGGAACCGCATATATCTTACCCTCACGCTCCAATGTATTATCCGTGCATTCCCGTACCATACCCTCCAATACACTTGGTTCACGTACACTCTCCACCATCTCATCCACTTCCGCCAAGTCACTACTCTCACGTTCCAACTCCTCCAACTTAGCCACCATCCTCTTGCTAAATCGCTTCGTACTAAACGCCATGCGCGCCGTACTCGCTTTCAAGCCAATCATATCCGCAAATGCCTTCTTTGTAAGCCCATGAGACTCCAAAATCCTTCCCGCCCTTTCCGTATCCATTCGTATCCTTTTGTATTATATTGTAGACAA